ATCATAAAAGTTAGAATTCTGTTCAACTAAAGGTTGCGTCGATAAGTGTGTCTGTTTGTTCCACATTTGAGGAAGAAACATTGTGGTTACTGCCCAAATTTTAGAAATAGGATCCATAGTCATAACAGCAGAACTATGCATACCGTTTTTAGCGTTCTCGTATTCATTTAATGTTTTTGTTGCGTGGGTTATTACCGCTCTTCTTGACGACTTAAAATCTTCGGCAACATTGAACCCATAAGCAAACCCACTATTAGCGTCATTACCGAAAGTAGGTGGATTTGTCATCAACTTTGCAATACTGACAAAACTATGTTTCCCGCTCAAATCCTGAAAGAAAACGAAATTATTATCGTTGTTGTTTTCCTGACGCCTAGCATATGGAGTCATAAACATAATTTGCTCGGCAGCGGTTTTCTTTTGTTTCTTCGATCTCGTTCCACTTTACTTCTATTTTCTGAGCAACATCCGAAACCATTTCTGAAATTTTCATTTTCTTGTATGATTTAGAAAGATTGCTGTTTTGATTTAAAAGAAAAGTTCTGTGCGCGAAATACACACGAATGGTCTGATTTCCTAGACCCCTCGGAGAACCTACATCTACCTTGTAGATAAAATAATCAGTTGGTGAAATTTTAATAGGCTTCTGTGGTGTTTTACCATCGTCTTCTAAACCGGCAAAAGAGAAATTTACCTTACAGGAAAGATCACTTTGAAGTTTGATATTTTTAATCATTCTAAATGATTCAGTATCTTCAAATAGTGCCATACCACTAACGAATGGAGAGAATATGCTTTCGCTTATTTCTACAGATGTTAAAAATGAAGTCATATCGAATGAACCGATAGAGGTTTCGATTATGAAAGGAGAAATTTCGCCTGGTAATAACGAGAAATCGCTCATTCAGAAATATCTCCTATCGTAGTCTTGTTCTTAATATCAACGATATTACTGTTCTTGTCCGAAACATTAAACAATTTTCTTATATTTGAAATGACCGTATCTTTGTATTCTGGAAGAATCAAAATTATATCTCTCTTTTTGTCGTTTTGTGTTTGTTCATATGTTTTGTTTGTAATTAAATATTCTTCACCAAACCCCAAAACATATCTTCGAATGATGGTGCTGTATTGCTGATCGAAGTCTCTGGGATCAAAATATTCATTTTCATATTCAAAATGATGAACAGAATATTCTTCCTCATAAACCACTCTATCTAAAGTAGTTTGCTTCAATATTTCATCAGAAGAGTTGTAAAAAGTAACAATATCTCCTGTATTTACTGATAGAGGTAAAACAGTATCTGTAGTAATCTTGTTAAATGATCTATCTGTTTTTACTATATTATAATCATCACCAGAAACTACAAATCTAACAGCATCGGACAAAACAAAATCAATTTTAGAATCTTCTAGAAAAACACAAGAGCCTGGATACTTGTCATCTAGCATTCTTTCAAAAGAAGCATAATCCATAGGCCAATCATTATTTCTATCTGATATAGAATTCAAAGATAATATCAACCAAGATAATGTGGCATCACCATACAAATAATACGCCAGTGACTCTGGTGTATCTTCGTCTTTAATAACATAGTTTTCTACAAATGTAGATTTTTTAAACTCATCGCTGAATTTAAATTTCTTTAAAATATCAGTTACGAGTATATCATTATAGATTGTTACTGGATAATAATTATATGGCATTAATATTTCTTCTCTAGTTGTTCTATATCGTTACTGGATAGAATATACATTTCTTGGAAAGTAGCATTCATAGAAAGCGCAGTAGGTTTACCATCTATGTGAGTATTGAAAGCACCATTAGGTGTATACTGTACAGTAAAATCTGTACAAGCACAAGAGGCGGTAGAAAATATCAAATTAGAACCACCTCGTATTCCCTGAGAATAAAAAGAAACAACAAACTCATAAGGAAAAAACAGAAGTTGAGCGGAGTTTCCAGTTAATAAAAGAGAACCACTGCCTGGATATATTGATTTTTTAAAAGTAGAAACAAAGTCACTAAGTTGTTCTGAATCTGCTTCTGTGAGTGGTGTAATATTCCAAGAAAACTGAAAAGTTCTTAAATTTGAACTCTTAAACAATGCTTCTAAATTAGGATTTGCTGTTTGTCTGTATTTTGCGCGCACAGCATTTTTTGCATTTTCTGATCCTATTAGATCTAAAGTAGTCGTTCCGGCAGCAACAAGAGCACCACCCGCTTGTACTCCCATATCAAATGGCTTACTAGACGCTCCAGTAGTGTTTCCTTTATCCTGTCCTAATGTTATTGCATTATAGAAAGAATCCAGCGCCATAGTAACTCCACCAAATTCTATGGGTTCATATTCAAAAGAATTAACATCAGACAGATCTTGAGGTAAAGGAAGAACCCAAGTATCACCCCCGCTACCACCCCTACCTATAGTTCTTCCAGGTCTAGGACCACCTTCTTTATAAAAAGTAATTTCTGTCCAAGCAGTTAAACTGGAAGGAGCAGATCCACTTCTTTTTGATGGTATTCCTTGACTCGGAAGAACGGTTTTAACACTACCGCTGAGTTGATTTTTTAATGTTTCTAGTGTGTCATTAATAGGCATATTCTTCCTCTTGTTTCTAAATAATATGTATGTCTTATAAAGGAATATTTAAACCTAAGAACCCTAACAAGTATGTTGGTGATCCATCCAACATAGTATATCGTTCACTTTGGGAAAGAAAATTTATGCTTTTCTGTGATACGAACGATAATGTGATTAAATGGTGCTCGGAAGAAGTGGTTATTCCTTATCTTTCACCAATAGATGGAAAATATCATCGTTATTTTGTGGATTTTTTAGTAGAAATGAAAACAAAAGAAGGTTTGAAGACATTTTTGATAGAAATCAAACCAAAAAGACAGTGCTCACAACCAAAAATGGGTAAGAAGACAACAAGAAAGTATCTCAAAGAGGTAGAAACTTGGAAAGTCAATAACTCTAAATGGGCCCATGCTAAAAACTTCGCTGAAAAGAACAATTGGCAATTTAAAATATTAACAGAGGACGATCTAAACATAAAATGAAAAATATAATAGACTCCATTCAAAATACTTTAAAACAGTTGCCACAGACACAGGGAAAAGAAACTGAAAACAACTCATCAAAATGGTTTGCCAATAAAATAGAAAAGATCAAAACCATATCCAAAGGTAAAATAAATCCAAATACCCCCTCGACCAAGAAAACCATATTAAACGAATCCAAAGCATCAAAAACATTCAGATTCAAGAAACCAGGCTACATATACTTTTTCCAGTATCTACCACCTAACGCCAAACAATTACCATACTATGACGAATTTCCTATCATTTTGACTTTAGGATTCGGTAAAAATCAAGTAATAGGTTTAAATCTTCACCTTCTACCCGTCAGAATTAGACTTATCTTTGCACTTCAAATCATAAAATCTATGGTGGATGCAGATAATGACATATCAAAAGTAAGAATTGCTCCTTTGTTGTCAAATAGAATTATTCGCAAATACATATATGCAGCGGCCGAAGGTTATTATTATGCTGGTGTGAGATCTAAAATAAAACTAGTAGGACCAAAAGAATTTATGATTATGGCTTTTCTCCCAGTAGAGAAATTTAAGAAAAAACAAGCACCTCAAGTAAGAAAAATAGTAGCATCTCTTTTAAAGAACATAAAATAAATGGCACTAGATCTAAACATAGACATAGCAAGAACCAATAGATTTCTGGTCACAGTAATACCACCAGATTCTGTGGGTCTATCTTCTGCGGTTTTTAGAGACACATATATTGAAACAGCAGAACTACCAAGTATGAGTTTGGCAACTGAAGATTATGAAATAGACGGAAAACCTACAATCAAAGTTCCCTATAAAAGAAATCCAGCAGGAACTTTAAATATAGGAATAAGGTTGGAAGAAAATGGTGCATCCAGAAATTACTTTAAACAATGGATGAACGCAATAATTCAAACATCTGATAATGTTAATTATTACAGACAGTATTACAAGAATATTTGCGGGACTGTAGAAATAAGACAACTTGATCTAAATGATAATCCTACATTTGGTGTCACTCTGTTGAACGCTTATCCTATAAATGTTGATACTGTTCAGTATGATTGGGGTGACGCAAATAATTATGTGAAACAATCAGTCGCTATTTGTTATTATGATGAAATCTTAATTTAATGGAGTTATATTATGAAATTACCAAAACTAGAAACACCAGTTTACACTACAGAACTTCCCTCTTCGGGTAAAAAGATCAAATATCGTCCTTTCTTGGTAAAAGAAGAAAAGATAATGATGATCGCATCACAAGAAAAAGACACCAAACTTATTGTTGACAATTTTAACAAAGTATTGAAAAACTGTGTTCTTACAAAAGACATAGATGTAGAAAAACTAGCATCTTATGATGCACAGTGGTTGTTTTTGAAATTAAGAGAAGTATCTATAGGTTCCACCATACTAGCAAATGTAAAATGCCCAGTTACTGGTAAGAATTTCGAAACAGAAATATCATTATCAGCGGCAAAAGTTATAAAATCAAAAGACAGAAAAAACAAAATAATGCTAGATGCTGGTGTGGGTGTTGTCTTGAAAGACTTGACTTTGGCAGAATTTTATGAAACACTGGGAAATGTTTCAGAAAATGAACAAGACAATTCTGAGTTTGAGTCTACTCTAGATTTGGTTGCAAAATGTATAGTTGAAATTTTTGATAATGAAAATGTTTATCCTACAGCAGATGCAACCAAAGAAGAGGTACAGGAATTTTTAGAAAATCTTTCAAAAGATCATTTTGATAAAATTAATGAATTTTTTGTAAGCATACCCAAAATTAAATTAGAAGAGGAAGTGTTT